TAATTATATGATTTTGATATATTATTACAATAATAACCAATAATACCACCAATTATAGTATTTGAATTAACTTGTCCATCTTGAATTTGTACTGATATGTTTTGTAAATACATATTATAATAATTTTCATGATCTAAATATCCTATTGCACCGCCTACATAAATACCGTGAGGACATACTAAATCAGTAATAACAATATTTGAATTATATATTTCATTATTACCTTCACCTACTACATAATATCCTATTAATCCTCCTGTATATTGTTTATTGCTTCTAATATATGTAGAAAGTGCATTTACATTATGTACTTTTGCATAAGAAGCAGATACTAAGATACTTCTGCTTAAAAAACATCCAAAATATGAATTGGATTCTACTGTAGATGAATATGATGCGTATGAATAGTATCCATCTATTATTTCAATATCATGTATACGTATTTTTCTATTATGAATTGCCAAAATAAAAGATGCATAAGTAGAAGATTTATCTATTATGCGTGGATTTACTAAATAAAAATTTCCTATTGATACTTCTTCAGTAGTACTTGGAGCTTCAGTATATCCAAATAGTCCTATTAAATCAGAACTATTAACTGATGTGTCAATATTCATATTAGAGATTTTATAATAATTTCCATCAAATGAGCGTTTAAATCGATGAGATGAATTACCTATAGGTGTCCAATAATGATCAGCCAAATCAATATCTGCTGTCAACTTAAAATATGATGTGGCATAGTTTGAAATACCATTATTAATACCATATGCTAAATAAGCTAATTGAGCAGCAGTTGCAATTTGATATGGATTTGTAGAAGTGCCATTACCTCCATTGAATGAACTTGCTTTATAATCTGTCCATAAACCAGTCGGCATTTATTATCCCTCCTTTAAATTTATTAAGATGATATTTTAAACCAAATATCCCCGACCGACATTGTTGACGGTTGAGACGTTGCTACATGTATTTTTGTATTATAACCAGTTGAAGTACCTACTACTTTGTATTTAGTAGTTGAACTATTAGATGATTGAAGCCATACTGCTTTAGATGTCTCAATACCTAAATGTATATTAGAACCTTTAAGTTCCATTGCATCATCATATACCTCAGCTATATGAACATAATCGCCATCACCAAAATTTAGTTTTGTACCATAATTAGTATTATTCTTAATAGTTACATTACCAGTTAAAGTGCCACCAGATGTTTTAAAGAAATCAGACGTACTTGGAATATCAGACTTAGTAGCTATCTCATTGCCATCGTAATACCATTTACCACCCTGGCTACTAGATATATACAATGGGTCAGTAGCAGAAAAATCAAATCTTTTACTGCTTGTATCGTGTGCCATATAATAAACAAAATCAAGTCCATTATCAACATTCTTTTGAGACATATCATAAACTTCTGATGTGATTTCAGTTAATGAAGCATATCCATTAAATAAATCTGTATTTGAAAATGTTACATCATTTGTTAAAGTTAAGTAATCAATTGACAAGTATCCATTAAATGAAAAATCACCCGAACTTGGTTGAGAAATCAAACTAAGAAACACTGATGCATTGGCACTTAAAGTTTCTACACAAGCATCAAGGTCTGTTTTGTCGCTTGCACTCATCAACCCTGAACTTGAAGTAGTAGCATTACTATATGTTTTTTCAGTTCCCCATATAGCAGTGCCATCTGCCGACCATTTCAGTATTTGACCTGATGAGCCTCCACTTGGTATGTGTTTATTGCCAGATGTAGTGGGGTGAATATAGTTATTTGCATTACTTGATATTCCGTTTAATTTTATTTTATCGCTTGACGACATTAAACCATTAATGGTAGTAGTAGCATTTGACGGAGTATCAATCAAATCGTTATAACTACCTGTAAAAGCAACTTTTTTTAAATCAGAGAACCATTTTTGAACTTTACCAAATAGAGTAGAACTCTTTTCATTTGAAACGATATTTTCCCTTACTGAAGCCTCTGTGAAAGCCACAGTAGTGTCAGAAATAGTACTATTTGAGTTTAGCTTATTGTCTACATCAGTCTTGTCGGCTTTACCTTTTACGTCCGTTTGTAGGCTTGAAATTGCAGTTTCATCTTCAGTCAATCTATCCTCTAAGACTTTACCACTACCATCATATACTGCTTTGGTATGCGATATAGGATATACTTTTTCATTATTTTGTGTAAAATATTTTGCTTTAGCCATTAAGTTCCTCCTTTCTAATTTTCAATATCATCTATCACGTAAACAACGTGTTCTTTTATATAGTTTAATTCCGACTGCAACGATTGTACAGCACTCTGCAATGAGTTGATTGTTGCAACTGAATTATCCATTGAATTTACGGCATTGTCTACTTTTGTATTAAGAGCATTAACCTTGTCATATAGAGCAGATACAATAGCAGTGTCTTGCTTTGAAATTGTTTGGTCAATGTCCAATCCTTTAAGAACCGTTAAAGTGGCAGGAGTAGTTGTCAATTTGTATGAATTATCTAACTCAAATGCAATTGAAAACGACACTGTTCCTGCGTAACGAGTGACATCATTTGTAATAGTCCAGCCAAGCTTAATCGAATTATCTTCAACAGTAACATCAGTGACTTTGTAAATATTCACTTCTTTGCCTGCGTTTACAAAATAGATATAGGCAGTTTTATCAGTTAAATCAATTCCGTCAAATGTAATAGACGGAACACGAATGTAAACTGTTTCGGCATTATTTTCAGTGGCTACACCTATTGTCTGCAATTCAGACGGAACAGTAATCGTCCTATTGTCCATATCAACTGTTATCTCTGGTTCAGTATTTGGTTCAAGCATCATAACTGACGGGGTGTATGCGGATGTTTGATTTTTTAAGCTTTCCAAGCTTTCTTTAAGAGACATAGCCATTACGAACTTGCCTCCGTTTCTTCTAACGGTTCATAAGTAGTATCATCAGTAAAAGATATGTCACCTTTATTTCCATCTATCTTGTTCTCGATGTTATTTACAACTATTTTTAAACCGTTTAAATCTAAAAATTTCTTTTCTTCCATTTTCTTTCCTCCAAAACGAGTTATATATTTTTGCAAAAACATATAGTATCAAGAAATACAAAAAGGGAAGAGTCGTCACCCCTCCCTTAGAAATATGTATTACTTTGAATTAATCAAAAGAAATTATTTCTTTTCAGCAAATAGAGCATTTATTTCATCTGTTGAGATTGCTTCAATAGTAACAGATTCAAGATCAGCCACTTTTGTTTTCAGTGTTGAAATGTCACTTGTATTTGTTTTTACCGCACCATCAGCAAGTTCTTTTACTTTTGTATCTGCAACACCAGCTGCATCAAAAGCCGTTGTCTCAACATATGCAGCAGACTTTAAACCTGCAACTAAAACATCTGTGCCATCAACAGCGACTGTACCGTCCGTTTTACCAGTAGCAACCGACTGAATTGCAGAATCGGCTTTATCAATAGAAGCTTGTACGTCAGTGTCCAATTTTGCTTTTGTAACTTGAGCATCTCCAATCTTAGCAGTAACAACAGCACCGTCAGCAAGTTCTGTTGAACCTACACCACCAGCAACAATTGTGGCACTAACTTCTCTTGTTGCAGAATCAATAACAATCTGAACCTGAGTTGCATTGGCTTTTGCTGTGTAAATATCTACAAGCTTGCCAACATTAATATAAACTTTGTCACTTGTTGCATTAGATAGTGTCAATTCAAGGTATGTGCCTTCATCCTGTCCTTCAGGGTTGACAACCACTTTACCACTTGATACAACCATATCCTTTGGAATGTCAACCGTAGCAATAGTTGCACCATTCTGAGTGAATGTATAAGACTTTGCATATCCTTCTGTTGTTACATCTGTAGTAACTACAACTGCGTCTGCTTCGATAGCAGATGTCTTGGCAGTGTCAGCCTTATCTACAATATAAGCTTTGACTTTACTGTCATATGTACCAAGACCTTCGTAACTTAAAAACTTTTGTGTTTCGTTTGCCATTCTAATTTCCTCCTTGAATTTAATAAAAGTGTATAAGTTATGTCTATAATAAAACGCATTGTTAGCCGGCATAATGCGATTTATCCTAAATTATTTGAATAGATTTTCTATCTCTTCATCAGAGATTGTTTGTTTTTCAGTATTTGTTATATTTTCAACAGTTTCGTCAAGTTCATTCTTATCTATGAATTCTTCAATCTTCTTTGACGAATATGTTGTCTTATCAGAAATAACATCATCATTTATAAAATTGTCATGATGTTCAATAATCTGTCCTTGTAATTCGGTAATTTCTTCTTCCAAAGCAATCAACTGAGCAATACGTTGGTCAAGTGCCGCCATAGATTCTGACGGTACAAATTGAGCCCAGTTCTTTGTAGGAATAATTTTTACCTTACAAGATTGTGTTTTCAGAACGGGGTCTTGAACTACACCATCTTCGTCCATATAAACTTGGTAAAACGATAGTTGTAATTCAATATCCCCATTTTCAGCAGTCATTTTTGAGCCAATGGGAAGCAAATATTCTAAATATTGTTCATCAGCATATTCTACCAATTCCTCAGACAAAGTTAAAAATTCTTGCTTATACAAATGAGAAATAGGGGAGGTATATTCCAATGATACAGTCGTAAAATTTCTCATATCATTTCCGTCATATGTTTGTGGAATTAAAAATTGAATTTTACCAACCATATTGTCATACTGCATAATTGCTTCTTTGTGAGCTCCATATAATCTTCTATCGTTTAATAGAGTAATCGTGTACATTAAACCCTCCCTCAAAGACCAAACGCATTACAACAAAGCACTAAAAAAACTCCGTTTTCTACTGTAGATTCGAAATCGGAGTCCCAATACTTAACGTCTGTAATTATGCCTTTATCACAAAGGCTATCAAGAAAATTTCTGCCCCAATGGTCTGTTTTTCTATTCTTGTATTTTTCTTTTGTACCGCCTGTAAGCTTATCAACCAAAGCCAATAGTGTAGCCTTAGAAATCCAGACATTTAGTTTATTAACCATTCCGTCAATATCTTCAATGACTTTTGTTCCGTCAGAAGAACCGCCGTCTTTAGATGCTAAAGAGATGACATTTGGCTGAGCCCAATGAATACTTGAATTTGTTTTCTCGCTTGTCCAAGTACCGCCTGAAAGCAAATCGAGAACTCTAACCGCCTTTGCATTTGTTAAGAAATCAGTAAGTACCCATTGAGATGCATCTGTAATAATACCCTTTACCACCAACTTATCCAAGGCAATCTTTTGAGGATTTTCTGCTTGAACAGTAATTCCTCCGGCAACAGCAAATTTAATTTCATCAAGCGGATAATATCGACCAGGACAATTACTGTCACCGATTTCTCTATGTCCAACTATCTTTGCATTTGGATAATAATTCTTTTTAAGATATTGACATAACTCGATAATAGATTTCTTTTGTGCTTGTGGCATTGTCTTTTCTTTTGTATGATAATCACCTTCAGCACAAATGCCAATAGAACAACTGTTCATACCTTGAACGTGAGCACCAACCACATCAAGCGGACGACCACGATAAATTGTGCCGTCCTTACGCACAAAGAAATGATAACCGATGCCTGTCCAACCATTTGAGACGTGCCAACTGTGTATATCTTGTGGAGTACATTTAACTGCTTCTGCGTGATGTAACGCTATAAAATCTGTGCGTGAACGCTTTGTAAAGCCACCGTGCCATTTATAAGCAACTTCAATTATATTCATAGCAATCTTCCTTTCTTTAATTTTTGCACAAAAAAAAAGAACATTCGCATAGGATGAATGTTCTCTTATTTATCACTGTTAGGCGTGTTGTATGTAAGTGCCATTTTGCTATCTGTAATGCCTGTTGTAGTTGGGTCGATAATAGCATTATAAACACTCGTTGCCATCAACATCAATACATATGGATTAGAAAAAGCTGTCAATATTACATTGCCTACTGCTTGCCATGTAGTTAGGTCTTGTGCCGTAATCCCCATATAGCCAAGTACAGGGACAAAAATAGCAACTACAATTTGTACCCAAAACATCGGATTTTTAATTCTTACTTTCCAGTTAATGTTTGTCATAATAAATTCCTCCTCTTAGAATGTTAATAACACTTCTATTTCTCCATTTGAACCATCAATAGATGCAACATATTTTTTTGTCACTTTACAAAATGCTTTCTTTAAAGCTGGTATATCTTGCGATAACATATACCCAACCTCATCATCATAAGGTAATTTGCCACTTAATGTGACACCATCAGGATAATCCATGTCATCTTGTCTATCGTTATTCAGTATAAATACTTCGTCCACATCACTTTTTATTAGTTTTCCGTAATACCCATCTTTAGCTGCCGAAGTGGAATATGTTGTTATGTCAGGGTGTAGTGCATAAATAAGAGTTCCTACTTCGCTTTGATTCTTTGAAGCATTATCGACAACTTCATTTATAGAATTAATAATACAATTTTTGTCAACGGTTTTTAGCATATCCAATGTTTGATATGGTAATGCTATTTTTTCAGAATTAATACACCAATCACAATCATAATTACTAATTACATATTGACTTGCCGGTTCTTCAGAAGAATCATTATAAACAACGTTTACTGTATAATAACATAAACTAAACTTCCACACTCTTGTTTCAACAGCATCTATAGTGTCTTGAGAAATTATTGAATTAGATGTTGTAAATTCTAAATGTTGCGTATCAAAATTAAATTCGCAATTAATATATGTCTTGTTTCTTGTAATAGGAATAAAAGAAACACTTGTCGTATTGTAAGGAAGATACCCCTTTTTTACAGTATTATCAAAAGGAATAATACCTTTGTCAAAAGTAATCTTGACTTCTTCTGAAGTTGTAGGATTTGTTAATTTTGGGGCTGGCAATGTTAAATTCATAATATTACCGCCAACTGTCCACACAACTTGTTTACCATATACATCATCCCTAAGTCCTTCCGCCAAATCAATCATTTCAAGATTATCACCACTTGCATATTTATCAATAGCACTTCTCACATATTCTGTGGTTGCAACTTGTCGTGAATTATTTGATACAGACGGAGTAGGTGCTGTCGGTGTTCCTGTAAAATTAGGTGAATTAATACTTGCATAATTTGAATAATCAAAACTGCCTGTCAAATTGCCGATATATAACCAATTATGATTGCCATTATCATCTCCTACACAAAAATACACTGAGAATGTATTTGAGTTAAGATAAAAGTCCCCTACATTTGCAGGAATGTCATTATTGGCAACATCATTTACATTTGTTGTATGGGTTAATAGTGTACCATAGTGCCATATACCGGTTGTTGTTGTATTTTCTAATTGTTTTTTTATTGTGCCTATAGAATTGTTAATTGAAGTATCAGAGGCTACTAATTCATTGATTGCTTCTAAAAATGAATTTTTATTTTTTGTAGCCAATGATGTCAAAGTATTCAATCCATCAAAATACATTCTTCTTGCATACATTTCAGAAATTGTTGCTTTCATATATGTTACATCCATCTTTGCAAAATTTCCTGGTTCAGGCTGTTCTGTAACTTCCAAATCAAGCTTGCCTGTTTCGGTTGAATAAAGAAGATTTATATATTTTTCTCCTTCTTCACCTTTTTCCGCCGAAAATGTTGCAGAAATTGATTCTGATTGAATAGTTAAACCATCCATAAGAATTTTATTTTTTACGGTTTCACCATCTATTGTCACATACCCATTGCCATATGATGTATTAATACTTATAATTAAATCTGCTTTTTCAAGACTATGGGTTATTGTGTGTGTGCTTATCCCTGCACCATACAAGGTTGTTTTATCTGCTTTAGAAGAAAGTGTTTCATTAATAGATTGAACATCAGATTTTCGTTCGCTTGTTTCGGTCGAAATTAAGGTGTTCAGTGATGAATCATTATTTTGTCTTTCTTGTGTTTCATCTTGAACATTTTTAACAATTTGAGCAATTTTATCCGTTATGCCATTCAGTGCTTTTCTTACAGTTGTAGCTTGTGGAGGATAGGTACTATCTTTATCTAAAGTATCTACAACTTCACTTTCCATTACCGCATTGTTAATAGCATTAATCAGTTGTTGCTTAAAATCTGCATTACCATCATTTGTGTCAATATCTTTGATTACGTTAATAAGGTCTCTTAACTCTTCAAGTTCATTTGTTTCAAATGATTGAACCAAGTTCAATAAGTTTTGAATAGTCACACCTGCTTGAATAAAAATATGTGCATCTTTTTTTAAATCAATATGTGCCATTTAATCACTCCTTTCTACCAAATATGATAATCTACACTAAATGAAGCAAAATCTCTCGAATGGTAACTGCTACCAGGAACATTAGGATAGGCTTTATTCATAATTTGAAAAGAAAACTCATTTTCTTTCATTTGAATACTATCTTTAATTACATACTGAGAAACAAAACCTTTGTCTTGTTGTGCAACAACAATAGATAATGCATTATGGGTAATTTTATATTTGAATTGAGAGTTTTCCCACCAAAAGAAAATTTGTACTTGTGGAACTTCTACCGAAGCACTATCTCTTTTAATGTTTAATATTCCCCAATGTTTTGTATTTGGCAAAGGCAAAGTTAATTTGATAGGAATCATTTCATCTGAGTAATTACCAACTTTATTGCTAAATCCAGTTGCAGATTGTTGTAAATCTTCATACCCATGGATTCCTTTAATGGCAATTTCAAGCTTATTATCTATAGCCTTTTCAACATAATCTTCAATCGCACTTTTAAATTCACTCATCAGCGTAACATTGTTTGTGTCTATATGTAATGCCACTATTTATCACCGTCCTTTTCTGTTTGACATAGATATTCTGTTCTTGAACCAAATGTTTGTCCAATATACTTCTTTAAACCGTGATTACTAATATACATTCGGACAAAATCATTCGGTTTGATTTTTATATTTGTATAATTAGGTATATTTTCATATACTTCTTTTGTAGTTGTATCTTTCAATGTTACGTGTAATCCATCATCAGAAACACTTTGCACTTTTAAATCCTCAAATGTTTCAATATTCTGATTTTTTAAATATGTTGAAACTTCACTTTTGATAATTTGACGTATCATATTTACATATGCAATAACTGTTTCATCATTAAAATCTATTTTTTCTTCTTTTTCTTCTTTTTTGCTCATTAGAAAATTACCTCGTTAATATTTGTCATTGTCAAAGATGTCGTTGCACCACTATCCATATTCATTGAAATAGAGTCAATGACATAGTTTTCGTTGTTAATACCCAAGCTTGGATAATTAACCATAACAGACTGGTTGACATCGAATATAGGATTATATGTGCAAGATAAATTCAATGTTTTCGTACCACGACTAAAATTAATCAATTCATACATTGCTCGTGACATACACAATGAATCAGCATATAGTTTACTATCATTTATAACTTCTGGTATTTCGCCATTATACTGAATACAATAGTCTGATTTCAAATTCTTATTTTCGGCAATAGCACTGAATTGATAACCATTGGCAATAGCACCTTTAACAACAACTTTATTTCTGACTTGTGATGTATTATAAACAACATTTGCCGACACAATATCTTTGTCGTTTTCCTCAAAACGATATACAACAGGGAAGTTAGATGATATAAACTCATTAACATTAGAACTAACAACCATATTGCCAAATTCGTTGTAGTAAACATCGGAAGAAATTGTTTCGCCCATACTTGTAAATATCTCACTAACTTTTGTACCGGCATCTTGCTTTATAGTGTAATATGTATTAATGTCCGTATATTCACTATTAAAAATAATTGGTTTTAAGTCAAATGGTTTGCCATTTCCTCTGTCGCTTGCCAATAGAGAAGTAAAAGCATTCTTCATTGGAACACCAACAGGAATGATTGTTTTTAAACTCGTCGTTCCATAAACACTGCCATCGAATAAGCCAAACTTATCACATAATGATAATGAGATTGTTTGGTTTGAATTTTCTCTTGATAATGTAGGGTCTTTAAAAACAAATACTCCTTGTTGTTTCCAATATATTGTGTCACCAATAACAATACCAGAATCAAATCTGAATTTGCTTCCAGTCCATATTAGTCCCTTGATCGGCTTAGGCTTCCACTTATTATCTATATTTGCAAGAGTAATATTCATTGTACGTCTTTGACCAGTCTGATATGTAATACTTAAACTCGCCGACATTAAATCATCGCTTGCGTCCATTGATATGTTTTCATCTTCGTCCAACAAATACAATCTAAAAACAGGTATAACTATATCAGCTTTGAACACTTTGAGTATTCTCTCAAACCCAAGTTTGCTGAACGAATTTAGATATACCTGTTTTGTTATATTTGCAATATTAATATTATGGATACTGTCAACTACATATCCGTTCTTGTATATGTTCATGTTAAACCACCGTCCAAAAGGGGAGAAGCAAGGTATTCGTGATATTTATTATTCGAATCAACTTCAACTGTATCTTTCAACAAAGCTCCTTCGCTATCCGCTAAATATTCATAATACAATGGATTAATCGGCAATGTCATACCCAACACATCAACCGTATCAATATCATTTAACTGATTAAATGTGAACGTAACAGAAACATCGTGATTGTCATTTGTATCATATTGAAATGTTGGATTAGCATCTGTATCTCCAATAGTAATCAATCCTCTTAAATCTATGAGCATTTTCAAACTGTTGCTTGATACGAAATTCTCCCAATTTATAATATCATCATATGTATCTACATACTGATTGTCGCCAGAGCAATCTATTTTACCAAGCAATCCTGTAATAGACATTGTTCTCTGTTTTCGATTACCGCCAGTCGCTTTGCCATAGGCATTTTGGGTCTGATAAAATGTCTTATCCGTATTCAATGTGTAACCGTCATTGGTTAGATTAATATCTAATTGCCATATATTATCTTCGTCTATCGTATATGTATTATCTTTGCCCGTCGGAACAAGACCAATGACAGATACTGTTCCTCTATGCAGTTGGATTTTATCCGATACAAGAGGGGAGATTGTTTTGATATTTACTTGCACACCATTGACATCCATTGTATTATTACAAATACCAAAAATATAATATTGGTAATCACATAAATCTCCAACAGTGAAATCTTCTATCACACGTTGAGTAGGATTTTCAGTTTGACATACTTTATGTAACGTATCTTGTTCGCCCAACGTTTTATAAACTTGGAAATGGTCAATATTTTCATATGAACCATCAAAGTTACTTCCCACTAACGTATCATTAAAGTTTGCCAACAATTTTGTATCAGAATTCCAACTATAATTCCCATACGCTTGTGTTAATGTCTCTTTTAAATCATCAGAATGAGAGCCTTCGTCAATGCCAAAAGCATTGTATGTAACTCCGCCGAACAATTTCACTTTTGCCATTAACTATCACCTCCAACAGTCTTATTAGCTTTTTGAGACATATTTTTAAAATAAACATTTTCAGTTTTTGTATCTATAATTACAAGCCATGTTTGTTCGCTTAAAGGTGTTTCCGTGTGATAATATAAATTATCGCCATAATTTATTTCACCGTTCATATACAAATAAGGAACAGAATAGTCCACTGTTTCTTTTGTCATGGCTTCATTTATTGCCTTTTTCTTATCTCCGACAGTCATATTGTCCCAATTTTCATATGGGGAGAACACTCGTCCGTACGAAGAGTATCCTGTACTTGGATTTTTTACTGATAGATAAAAATGCACACCATCCCACTTTAATGAAGTTGTTGTTCCATCATCCTCTGTAACTTCAAATATTGTACCGGTATAATCAGAGTCAATTCTGAATGTTGTATATATTGTACTCTTGCCAAACGATAATTCCTTTTCACCGTCTATAAAATCATATGTCAAAGAGTTACCTTTATCCAAGTGACATACATTATTAGAGACAGTCAATGTAGTATCTATTTTATCAGTATCCTTATTATATGCAAGAAACTGATGTCCACCTTCAATTTCTTCATTAGCAATAATAGAATGTAATTCACTGAAATCAACAATTAAAGAATTATGTTTTCTGTATTCCTCAATTTTAATGTTCATAGGGTAGGAGATAGAATTATACTCTGCTTTAATATAAATTATTTTTTCAAATGTAGAGCCAACACTATCTGTTAAAGACAATGTTAATCTATACTCATTTCCACTGATAAATTTATCATATTGCCAATCTATATTGGTTGAATATATGTTGTTTGAATAAGAAACGGTTGAATATTTTGTATCCGATTCACGTCTTTCTAAAAGAAAACTATAATGACTAACACTTATTCCTTCGGATTGTAAATACTCACCAGTGATATGCAAATTGCTATATGATAAGGATAGGGGAGCAAGTTGCGTGTTTTCAGATAAATCTATCTCTCTTGTCACATTTTCACCATTTACACTTGTAAAGTTTTCATATAAATTAATCTCAGGAGGTGTGTTTGTGTCAAAGTAATATTGGTCTGTATCTATGTAATTACAATATATTGTATATGTATCATTGACAGAAACCTTAAGTTTACCACTTACAACCGCATAACCAAATTTAGGTTCACCATATGTATCTAAATCATCCGTTGAGTTGAACCATTTGACTGTCTTGTCGCCTCTCTCAGGGTCTTTTTTATATGCGTCATATTTGGGCAAAAAGTAATAATATTTTTTGATTTTTGCAAACGTATTCCCAACCTTAATATAGTAGTTCGCATTTTCATCATATCGTGTCCATAATTCTTTGTGTGGATTATCATCGGAAGTTTTTGTTAATGTACAATCCTTAAAATACATTTGCGTATGAGGATTTATCTTTAGAATTCGATTCCCATTCATTTCAGAACTATTCAAACCGTAATATGTTCCTTGATTAGATCCTGCGGACTCAGCCCCTGATAAAATGTCCATAACAGTACCTTTACCAATCCAAGAAGACGGCACATAATTAGACTTGGTATCGTCCTCATTAAACTTGGTATCGTCCTCATATATTCTCATCTTCCAAGTATACATTTCACCGGCGGCGAATGAAAACGTGGTTTCATTACTTGTTCTATTGTTGTCCGATTTATATATCTTATATGTTGGAATGCTATTCTTAATAGGGTATGTAACCAACGAACTATAATTATTTTCTTGCAAATTTTGTATATCAAAATTATCAAAGTAATATTCATAATTGTTGTCATCTATCATTAATCGTGCTTTTGCAATCTTTCCGCTTGATTGTAATTCACATTGAAAATCAACTTCTTCATTTGGATTTACAACCTCTGCGTGTGGATATTGCAATGCTGGTTTTCTAAGCAAATGTTTCACCTCCTTAATTTTTTGCAATAAAAAAGACATCTAATTAAAGACGTCTTCGTGTTTTATGTATTTAGTTGTTTATTTTTGTTAATATTTACGCTATAGATTCTACTGCAATATCGCCCATGTAACAGTTTCAGGGCTTCGCTTATTTTGAATTGCGTTTCTAATCATAGTGTCCGATATTAAACGAAGTTCATTGTCTGTTGTTCCTAACTTTTCATTTCAGTTATTAATAAAAAAACGATAATGAGTAATTTATTTTAATTCAATTGTATTCATTCCTTATTGCTCCCACTTGCTTTTTTATTTATGTACCAAAGTAAAATGCCGATATATGGTTTGTATTTCCCTTGACTATCCTTACATAGATATTCCTGACGTATCTTATTTAATAACGCATCATTCCATAATCCTGTCTTACACTTGTTAATCATATATTTTTTCATGCTATCAAGAGCAGCCTTTCTATTGAGTGGAAGCCGAGCATCTAAACAGTTTAAATTCAAAGTTATCGTCAAATCAGTATTTATTTGAGGATTATCTGAATAAATTTCTCCCGTTCCTTGATGATATGAAATTTCCGCAATAGATGAATACAACCACGGATTAACTGTAAGAGGAGTATCTCCTCGATGAGCATCACAAGTTTGATTCTTATAAGCACAATTTCTATTTATCTTACAAACACCAAGCATGTATTTATAGTCGAGTGCCATTTTGTCATTAACTTTTGATTGCGGATAATAATGTTCAATTGTTACTTCATCAACAGAGTTTATTCGTCTCATACAATAAGCACATAAGTATCCTTGTTCATCAAGTAATGATTGACGAATATCGTCCTTTTTATCGAAACCATCAAAATATGCATTTTTTGACTTTTTGTATTCCGTAAGCGACTTAGGCTCTTTATCTTTATTTATATAGAACATATAGCAACCTCATATATCCATTTTTTCTAACTCAAGAGTAGTTTCAGCCCCTACAATATCAGGATCGTTTTCGTGTAGTTTTTCTTTTAATGAAGTTAAGATTTTCTCGGCAGTAGATATATCTCCTTTATCTATTGCATCATAAAACTCTACAAACACTGATTGTATAGATGGAACACGTTCATCTGAACCTTGCAATATATTAAGAATATCATTGATTTTATATCCATAAGCATTATTTTTGTATTCAACACCGTTATCATTTATATCTATAATATTTTCGCCTTTGAAAGATGATAAAATTATAGAAGAATGAGTAGTAGCGATAAATTGAACATGAGGAAATGTTTGCTCTAAAGCAGAAATTATATGCCATTGCCATTTTGGATGTAAATGCAAATCCAATTCATCTATCAAGACAACTCCGTCTGTTTTATATGCATTGTCACGCATATTTGGATTTAATATAGCCATTCGACAAGCAATGTCTAAAACCATACCAATCATTGAACGATAGCCTGCACTAAGAAATCTTAATGGAAGTACCTCATCATCAATTCTACACATTAATTCTTCGGTACGCTTATCATAGAATACACAAACATTATCACTGTTGGTCATATACGATATGAATTTTGCAACCGCAAATTTAGCACTTTCATATTCACCTATTTTTTTATTCAATTGCCATGAAATTTGCTCCATACGCTTGAACCAATTTGTAAGCATTTTAGTATTGGAAGATTCGTCTAAACAGTCAGTATATCCTACAACTCTTGAAAAATCATCTTGAAAAGGATTATTCCATTTATCACGTTTTTGTGACCACATTCTTGCCGCACTTTGATAACTTATAATTGGAAGGGGAGAGTCGTCATCATTTGCTAATATTGTTGCCGCTTTGCATATATCACGAGGTTCTATGGTTGTACGAGAACTTTTAACACTGACTTTCTTTCGTGTAAAAGAATAACTTTCATCTCCCAATGTTAAATCACACTCTACCATAATAGGAGTAAGAAATTTGGTATTATACGAACCATCACCAATCCATGAATTTACACGGCGAATTTCATCGCTGTTAAAATGTATTGTTGAAATACTGTCAATTCCAGCCAAAAACCCACCCAATGCAACAGAGATTGCTTCAAGTACAGATGTTTTTCCAGAACTGTTATCACCTATAATTAAATTAAATCCCTTGTTAAAATTTAATTCAATATGTTCAATTTTCTTAAAATTTGTAATATTAATTTTATTAATATACATAGAGTAATCCTCCAAATTTAGATACAATAAATTGAAATTATATTTATTATATCATAGTATGTTTTCGATTACAAGCATTTATGCCAATTATAGTGCCGTAGATTAGCTACAGCACAACCCAAGTGATACTTGGTTAGCCTTGTCGGTTTAACTTGTTTTCTCAAGTGTCCTTGCTGGACTAAAAACAGTTACGCAATATAACGTAGCTGTTCATTTCTTTATCACCTTAACTTTTAAATTATTATCTTCGTCTATATTAAAGGTAAAATCATGAATGTTCATATAATTTACCCAATTTATATAATCTTGATTGACTGTATTTCTTATTAACGGCTTAGCTGTAACTAATGACTTTTCGCTTTTTATAGCATATGCTCCCATGATAATTCCTCCTTTTATATTTAGGAATATCATAACCGATTTCTTTCAAAAAATCAATACCAATCTACGAAATTCCTTGATTCAACCAATAAAAAAACAGCATTAGACAGTCACTCCCAAAAGGGAGCAACCATCTAACTTATAACTTATATTTTTGTGTTCTTTATAATTGGATATTGTGATTTAACTTTGTCTGTCAAAGAATCTACAAAAGCATTTGCGTCTGGAACAGGGTCAGTCACATTTATATCGCCCGTAAACGTAATGCTTTCGGTAGTTGTTGTTGTGTTATTGGTTGTAGGCATTTGTTGAGGAGATTGCGGAATTAAATCAGGCATTGCCATAGGGCTTGCATAATATTCCATCATTTTAGTCATAATATTCTCAAAATTTGAACTTGCAACCATACCTTGTAAAGTAACCGGTTCAAAACGATCTCCGAATTCAGATGAACCCGAATAATTTGTAGGAGTATCATAATAAAGTCTATTGTTTGCCCTTTCTTGATTGGCAAGTGCTTCCCATTTTTGCAGTTCTTTACGTTGAGATGGCGTTAATAGTCCGTTCTGTTTATTTTGTAAATCAAGGTATTCTTGTACTTTCTCAGTAGGGTCTTCAACAGGAGCATTATCTTCTCTATACTGTGCAAGTTTTTTATCTCCATTTTTACCTAAAGTCATTTCTGATTCAAGTCCACCATGGTCAAAACGTTGTGAATATTGAAGACTATTGTTATCAGTAGTAACCTTACTGTTTACATGAGTTTCATTCATTTTGCTTATAGCATTATAGGCTTCATCTGAATAAATACCTGCTTTATGCAAAAAGTCAACAACACTTTGATTGTTTGCATAATCAGTATTATATGAGAAATTATCTCCAAGTTCAATGTCGCTGAAACCTGCCAATTGACTATAAATAGATTTATCGGAATTTTCGAATATATTAGCCCACTTAATACTATTGCCATTTAATGCGTTATTCGTAGCAATAAGAGCCTCAAGAGATTCCATTGTTTCAGCGTGACGAACTGCTTCTTCTCCGTTTATATTTGACAATGTGTCAATATATTGTTGATTTGCTGAAATGATTTCTTGAGTCTTATCACTCTGTTCTTCCATTTTACGAACATTCTCATTCTCAACGTTATCTTGAATAAGATTGTCACGAGCCATTGTAGCCTTAGTAGCCTCTAACTGAGTATTATACAGTTTTTCAGGATCAGCAACATTTACCCATCTGTCGCCGACAAGAATACGAGTATCACGTTCTTTTAAAGTGTTTTGGAATTCAGCATTTTTCTTTGTGACTTCAAGATTTTGCTTTGCTACTTCTAATTGCTCTTTCAACTGTTCAACACGGCGATTATAAGCATTAGTAATCTGTTGTTCTTGATAGTAATCGTCTTTGCCTAACTTATTAATATCTGACTTATACTTCTTATAGGCTCTCGACATTTCATCATTCAAGCCATTAATAGTATTCATCATATCAGAATAGTCATTCTCATTAAACAACAACGCTCTTGTATCATCATCTAACCATTGAGAAAGATTTTTATTTGCAATAAGTTCACTTTGATAATCCAAAGCAGCATCTCTCAATGATTGTTGGAATGAATACTGTTCTTGCAATGCAGAAGTAATAGCTTTCTCTTTGTTCAAACGAACATCTAAGATTTTGTTAATCATCTCATAATTGTCCGTAGCGATTTTAATCTTATTAGTAGCATCTTCTATTTGCTGGTCTGCAATTTTATCCATTAAATCGCGTTCTTGTGAAACAGCATCAAGCCAATTTTGAGTATATTCTTGTCTTTGGGTAAGCATACCCTCAAAAGTTTGCACATACTGAGAACCATTCTCCATATTCTCCAATACAGCTTTTGCTGCTTCATGAGCATATTCATTTATACTACCATCGGCGTTGAACAACTCATCAAATTTGACATTCTGTAAAATAAATCGTTCATCAGCCTTATTCGTGTTATACATATCCAGAACGCCTTGATGAGCTTCGTTCTTTCGCATAGTTTGGAACTCAAGCTGTTTATTATAGTTTTCAAGAATATCGTTTGAAAGTTGTGCTTTCTCATACTGATTTTCTGTTCTACCATAACGATTTGTAAGAATATTTTCATCATATTCTAAGTTGCCGATTTCACGAGTATATCTACTATCTTGATTTTGAATATTTTGAACTTTTTGCTCCGTAACCTTTTCCATTACGTCCACAAAATCAGACTCTACATCTTGAATATTTTCACGAATATCACTTAAAGTTTCTTGTGCCTTTTTAGCCAAAGTAGCAGTAGGAGCATCTTGCATAAGCTTCATAGCTACTTCTTCTTTTTCTTTAAGTGCAGCGATAGCACTTCTCATATTATCAGCAACCATTTCTTGTTGCGTAATAACAGATTCCATGTTCTTTGAAGTAGCTTCATCAGCCAATTCAAAGAATCGTTTCATATAATCTCCGTCAGTAGGATTCTTTAAAAAGTCATTGGTCTTTTCTCTAAATCCTGTTTGCCAAGTATTATATTTTGCCTGTTCTTCGTAATACTTTTTCTGAACCTCCCACGACTAAAGTCGTAGGGTTCTCGGTCAATAACTCCAACGAGTTAAGTATCACCGAGCTATCCCCGTAGTTCCTACGGTTCTTATATACATTATTTAAAATTTAATTATTTACCAATCTTAATCCTTCATTCAAAATATTAATAGCTGCATTTACATCTCTATCTAATTCTGAATTACAAGCAGGACAAGACCAAATTCTAATATCTTCTGATTTCTTACTATCTCTATGCCCACAACAATGACAAATCTGACTTGATGGAAAATATCTGTCTATTACCGATAATGTTTTTCCATACCATTCACATTTATATGTAAGCATTCGTCTAAATTCTGACCAAGAAACATCGCCAACACGTTTATTCCTTGTATTACTATCAGTTTCTCTCATAGATTTAACATCTAAATCTTCGATACTAATAACATCAAAATTTTGAACAATAGAAGTAGATATTTTTTGTAAAAAATCATTTCTCTGATTAGAAATATGTTTTTGCAATTTTGCAACTTTCACTCTTGCTTTATTCCAACGATTACTACCAATTGTTTTTCTTGATAATTCTCGTTGCAATTTAGCAAGTTTCTTTTCTGATTTTTCATAAAATCGAGGATTGTCAATTTTAGTACCATCAGATAATATAGCAAAATCTACAATACCTAAATCTAATCCGATATTTCTATTAGTTTTTGGCAACTGTTCAAAGGTTATATCAGTACAACATAACGAACAGTAATATTGTCCATTTGATTCTTGTGATATTGTGGCATTTAAAATTCGTCCTTGTGGAATTTGTTTATCTCTTACTTTTACTAATCCAAGTTTAGGAAGTTTAATATGCTTATTTTCAAAACCTAAACAGTTATTTGTATTTTTTGTCTTATAAGACTTATGTCTATTTTTCTTTGATTTGAATTTAGGATAACCAGAATGTTCTTTAAAAAACTTCTGATATGCCATGTCTAAATCTCTAAGTGAAGATTGTAATCCAACCGAATCAACCTCTTTTAGCCAAATCAATTCTTTCTTTAATTGGGTTAAATCTTTAGAACACATATTGTATGTAAAAGTCATTTTATCTTGTTCATACGTTTTTATCTTTTTATCAAGATAATAGTTATACACAAATCTTGTACAACCAAAAGTTTTTTGAATTAACTCTTGTTGTTTCTTATTAGGATAAATTCTATATTTATAAGCCTTTTCAGCCATAATATCACTTCCTTTCATTTATATATTCTCTGAAAGGAATTTTGTTTTTATTAAATTTTAAATAATATACATAAGTTCCGATGAGAACTCTTAGTCGTTTTAGAGGTTGTCGTTCACATAGAGTCGCTAATTCTATGTATCCTTATCTGCTTTATTGTTTAGCAGTAGGTATCTTATAGTTTCCTATAAGCACAGACCATATCTTATCCCTCGTCATTACACGTTAGGGTCTACCCACTTCGGGACGCTTGTCCCTACTTCCCTCAAGAGGAATGGTCGTTGAACTTTACCTTTCGGTCTTAGCTGCTGATTATCCATTATTAAAGTGTTTAGGATTTAACCTTGCACCATCTATTCAATTTTTTCTACTTTCGTTACATTCACGCTTATATCTTTTAAGATATTACGTTGTAGTTTGAATAGCTTTAGGAATTTCCAGCAATTCAAGTAGTATTGGATGCCATAAGCACCACTACACGCAAGTTTCCCTACGTGCTTACTATTCTCGTCAATTCATCTCATGACTAAAGTCACGAGTGTTCTTGACTCGTTTAATAAAAGTCTTCATTATAGGTATTTAAAGTATCTTCAAGGTCATTCTCAATCCAATCGTCCAATTTTGAGAAATCTTCAGCATAGTCTTTAAAACTCTTTAAGATTTCAGAAGTAAGGTCGTCATCTTTCCCCCAAGATTCAGACATTTCTTTTAAACCTTTTAAAGTATCATAATCATAACCTTTGATTTCATCATCCAATGTGCCTTTGGTTAAATTTTTAGAAATACTTTCAAGAAAACCAAGACGTTCTTTTTCTTTTTCTTCTGCTTTACGTTCTTCAGCAGTTTGTTCCTTTTCTTCGTCTGTATTATCGGCATTAACACTGACTGATGTATTACCATTCTTTAAGAACTGTACCGGCTTTTTATCGCCGCCATACTTCTTAATCTTAGCATAGTCATCAGCATTAATAACAGGAAATGGCTTATCAGAAACAAACATCTGTGGTTTACCATCGCCAAGAGGAACAACTTTGTCGTTTTGATCAATAGTAGCCTCTGCTTTTTCTTCATTTACAAGCGCCGTAACTCCGGCACCGACCATTCCACCGTCTTTCTTTTGAGTAAACGGAACATCAAAACTATAATTACTTTGCTTTTTGTCGCCTAAAGACTTTACATTGCCAACTTTAGTAGCCGATGTATGAGTATTAGTCTTAAATGTACCATAAACTTGTTGAAGTTTAGACATAAACTCTTGCATTTTTTGAGTTAATACAGAAGTTCCGCCAACAGAAGGCATATCAGAAAAATCAAAGCCTTCCAATGAACCCAAATTCTCAATCAAAGTAATTGCATGATTTAGATTACCATATGGAGGAGTACCACCGTTAGCTTTATAAGCAGGAGCAATGGCTGAACGCTTAACTTCAAATTCAACTATATCTTGTCCGTTGTTATGACCCCACTTGTTGGCGGGGTTATTATCGTACCAAGTATATGCTTGCGACTTCTCATCCATTATGATACCGTAAAATACAGAGCCGTCATCTTGAGTATATCTCATAACATCTCCGGCTTTACCGAATGTCGATGTCATAGCCACAAGACGAGCACCTTTATATGTATAGATACCATTCTCATCGGTTGATAAATCACCACTATCCAACAACTTTTTAAATAGTTTCCAAGCATTTGAGTTTGTATCCCAATATCCCAGAGCCGAGCCCAAGTAACCGTTTTCGTCAAAAGGGGTATATGAATGTGACTTACCTACACCTTGTCCGAAATCATTTGTATCCCAAGATTGTTGAACTGTATTGTTTGTTATACCTGAATTGTTACTTCTTGTAGACCCGTTGCTTTTACTATTGTTAATTCTGTTTTTGACATTGTTTATGCCCAAAATCCTTGATATAGCGTCTTTTGCATTTGGTGTACCATTAGCATAAGCATGACGTACATTGCCGTTTAAAATTCGCTTTGTATCGGCATAAGGGATAACTGTATCACCTCTGTCAAGATTAACAATCTGTGTACCGTCTAAGCCAGTAAGATATGCTTTACCTGTCTTTTGTTTGATAAGAATTTCAGGTGTAGGATAGTTTAAGCCTCTTACTTCTGCTTCATCACCAAGTTTAGCAAGCCCAGGCAATGCACCCTCAGTACCTTTATAATAACGTCTTGCACCAAGATAAACATTTTGACCGTAAGAATTAAAGTCGACTTCCTTGACAACATCACCCGAATGTGGTGCGTGAATCATCTTACCATTGCCTTCATATATTCCTACATGGGTTGCTTCTGTTCCGCCACTCCAATCATAGAATACCAAGTCACCTGCTTGAAGTTGACTCTTATCAACGGCTTGACCTGACGCAAATTGTTCCTGAGAAGTTCTCGGTATTGACTTACCGTTCTGTGCCAATACATACTGTGTAAATCCCGAACAGTCAAAGCCAGACGGTGAAGTTCCACCCCATTGATACGGTGTGCCAAGAAATGATTTTGCAGTATTAATTATTTCATTATCACCTTGAGGATTAGTTTGAAAATTACCAGACAAAGTACCATTATTAACATTGATAGCAAAGTTCATATCAACTGTATTTTCACCAAACACTTCATTCATTAATGATATGATTTCTTGTATCTTATTAGCAATCAATACTTGCAATGCGTTCCAAGATTGCTCCGATATAGACGGTGCAATTATTTGTAGTGATTGAATAGCTCTTGCACCATTGGCAGCAATGGTTTGAGCATCTGTCATATATTGCCCAATAGTATCATTCATACTATTCCAAGAAGATGATAACAAAGTCAATGCTTGTAGTGGATCATCTTGTACAAATTTGTCCCAAGCGTCTTTACCATTAATACCTGCTTGTTGAAGCAGAGAAGTTACATTGCTATCAAGCAAATCCCAACTACTCATTCCACCATCTTGCATTAGGTTAAATGCTTGAAGTGAATTATTTGAGTCTTTTATCCAATCAGTCCAATTATCTGCATTTACATTCAATTCAGACAATTTATTCTGCAATTCATTCGGTAAATCATTCCAAGCTGAATTTTGCAAAATAAGTCCAACAACCGAATCTGAAAGTGTACTCTTATCAGCTTTGTCAAGCGACTGCGATGTCATATTAACAATAGTGTTTGATAAGTCTTTGTACATCTTCTTATCAGTCAGACTGTTCTTGAATGCAGTTTGTACCGCACTAAATTTTATATTGCCTTTTAAAGCATTAAACTCATTGTTGATTTCCGCAATAGTCTCTTCAACCATTGCTTGTACGTTAACATCTGAATACAATGCTTGAGTAGATAATGTGTTATACGGAATAGGGGAGAATGAAACATTTGTATTACCTTGTGCAAACTTCTGAACCGTTGCAGATTGAATATTTTCAATAGGCTGATAGAAATACTTCATACCAGTATATTTAATGATATTCTGCAAGTCTTTTGCATTGACAATGCGAGTATTCGGAGGTAATTCAGATAGTTGTGCTTCATTATTGAATAGATGAAGTTTGCCGTCTTGTCCTATATACGCTTCTTGTCCTGCATATGCTCCCGTACCGTCACCAGTGATTGTAAGTCCTTGTGATGTTGTACCGCCTTTGGCATACTTTTCAGCGTATACAAACTTGTGATTTGAAACACCCCAAGTACCTAAATCTTCATCACCACGATAAATATGACCGTCACGCTTAATTTTTGCGTCTAATGGAATTCCATCAATGCTATTCTTTATATCACTTGCTTTTACACTTGATTTGCCTTTTGCAATGTCATTATAGAATTTAGCTTTATCTGATGAAAGACTTTTAACATTAGAAAAACTATTGCCCTTAGTCTTATCTATAATGCTGGTACCTTCTTCTTGTGCTTTTTCTTGAGCTTCTTGTTCTAATTCTTCGGCAGTTTTTACATTAAGTTTGATATTAATGCCGTGTTCGTCAAAATACTGTTGTAATTCATCAAGAGTAAGCTTGGTATCCTCGTACCAACTATCGTTAAAATCCGTATATGCCGCCGTTGCAGAAGCAGTTGCTTGTTCAATAGCACTATTGTAATCGTCTAAAGCGTCTTGTAATTCTTCTTGACGTTGTGCATCATCATAATCCTTTGCTTCTTTTGTTGCACGTTGACGAATTTCTTGAATCTTATTTTGATATTTCTTTTCTTCCTCTAATAACTTTTTCTTTTCTGCTCGTTCTTGAGAAACCTTATCTTTTGAAACAGAAGGTGTTAAAGGGGTAGACCAAAGACCGTCGCCTGCTAAAGAACCATTTTTGAGATAATCAAAAGAATTATCCAACAAACTCTTTGCATTTTTAACTTGGTCAACAATACCTTTTGCAGAGTCACTTATTGAATCAATGGACGTTTCGTAAACTGAGTCACGATATTCTATAAGATTTTTCTGAGCTTCAAAATAATCCTTTGATACTGTTTCAAGAGTAGAAGCCAATTCAGACCAAGAAGATGAGGTTTCGGGAACTGAATTTATCAAACTATCTAATTCTTGATGTAATCTTTGAGCATACTGAGTCTGAACCAAATACCTCTGATTAAGCAAATCCATTTTACCGGAATAATCTTTTTCGTACAAACTATCATATGCCGTCTTTAAAGCTTCAACTTGTTCAGTATAAGCCTTTAAAGCATTTGTTACAGTATCAATTTGATATTTGAAATCAGCATCATATTGTTTCTCATTGATTTCTTTAACCTTTTTATCGTAAGTTCTCTTCGCCGAATCTTTTTTCTTTTCATTGTCATCAGAACCTAAAGAATTAGCAGCTTTAAGCCTGTCCTTTGCCTTTTTTGATGCAATTTGCATAGTAGCATATTGGACGACAAACTGTTCATCCGTACTCAAGTTACTTGTATCAATAACATTTTTGCCATCAGTATTGATGACTGCAAGTGATTTTGTATTTCCCCAATTACGAGCAAGAATAGCATATGCCTGACTAATATTTTGGATTTGATTCAATTCTTCCATATTAGTACCAACACGAGCCATCATTGCATTATATGCACCATTTGACATATCAATTTGTGCATTTAAATATGCAGATTGTAGGTCAGCAATACCATTTTGAACAACGTCCATTGCACCTGATTCCAAAGACCAACCCTCAGTTGTAAGTTTTAACTTTTTCTTTAAATCAGGGAACTCTTTAATAAGTGTTGACATTTGCTCGTCAGTCATAGCCGTTTTACCGTTTACGACATCTGCAATTTGAGCATAGTATTTCCAAGACTTCTCGGTCTTTCTTACACTTGTTGTTAAATCAGTAACATTCTTTGTAAAATCTGAAACTGATTTCGCTTCGCTGTCAATGTCAATGATAACTTTGTCATCTGATAGCTTTGTAAGTAAAGTGTCTACTTCATCTTGAGTGATACCTAATATGCGACATAAATCTTTAAATTGTTGCTGAATTTCAGGAATGTTAGTATCGTCTGCATTTATATCAATGTCAAAAAGGTCTGTTGTCTTTACTCCGTTGTCTTTAAAGCTTTGTAGAATATTTTGAACTTCATCTTTATTGGTTTCAAGACCTACTTTTATCTTATAGTCAGTTTCACGACCTCTATCAATACTATCCAACAAATCGTCAAAAGCATATTTCGCATCATCTGTACTTTGAGTAATCTCAGTGACTTCGTTTTGAATTCTTGTTAAGTTATCAAATGCTTGGTCTACATTTTCTCCACTTTGCAATGCAGTATTGTAGTCATTTATAGCATTTTGTAAATCGGTATAAGTATCGTAATAATTATCATTTGACAAAACAAGTGCTTTTGAATAATCCTTGACATTTTTTAATGACTGGTCATATTCATCAACATCTAAGGCATCATATAATTTACTTATTTTGTCTAAAAGTTGCTTTGTGTCATCATTTTTTCCTTTTTCAGAGATAATTTTAGAAGAAGCCGTACTTAATTTTTCTCTTAAATCTGCAATATCGCCAGACAAATGGGGAACAAATCGTCCAGATTCATCTTTCTCCATTTTATCGTCTGGGAAATATTCATTCCACAAATCAAAAGTTTTTTGACCTTTTTCCCATCCCTTAACTGACGGATTTGTTTGTATATAAGAACCAGTTGTAATTATAACATTTCCAGAGATTTTCTTTTTATCGGCTTCAATATTTTTACCGTTCTCAATGACATAATCATTAGCCTTTTGTCGAGATAGTTCATCAAGCTTCTTGATTTGCTCATCATACTTACCGTTAACAAGATCAATTCCTTCAGCTTCTAATCCACATTTATCAACAATCTCTTGTTGTATTTTAGCAAGTTCTTCTTTATTTGATTTGACTTCATCAGTTGTCAAATTAGCATTCTGCATTTTCTTAGCTAATTCTTCATAACTTTGACGATTATCATCTAAAGATTCTTTTTCGTCTTTATATTGATTAGTCAATTCTGTAGAAGCTTTTCGTAAATCTTCGCTATAATGAATTGCTTTATCAATGCCCTTGATAAGTAAGTCAATGCCTATGCCTATAAGCATATTAATACCGGCACTTGCAAGGCTTGCACCGATACTCTTTACTATTCCACCGAACTTTGAGCCTTGATTGCCAGCGGCTGCAAGTACGGCTTTGTATTCTTTAACGCCATCATTGGCGTGTTCTTGTGCCGTGACGAACTTCTCTAACTCTTTTGTAGGGATTTTGTAGGACTTAATAATTTGGGATTGTTCTTCTTTTGTATGACCTACAAGGTCATCTTGAAGTTTTTTTGGACTATATTTTGGATTTCTCCACCAATTCTTTTCCTCTTTAGTAATTGTAGTACGGGGCTTTTCCTTTAATGATTTTATTGCTTGTATCCAAGGTGAGTATCTTTCATCTGTTTCAGAATCATATTGTACTGCCAATTTTAATTCTGAATAACTACTTCCGATAGTTATAGAGAAAACATACTTGAATAATTCCGATTTTTGGTATATAATGTAGATAACAATAAAATACACAAGGAGATATAATTATGGAATGTTTTGATGTACTCTTTTGTCAAAAATGTAAAGAGGAAACTGGCGATGGCTTTTTTAGGGAATATAGCGAAGAGTTTTGTAAAGAATCCAATTGGGAAGTGCCACCAAGAATTTGTCCTAAACATCATTGCGAGGGAGAGCCTGTTGATATACCGGATAGTGAATTTATGATTCTTTACGACCAAACAGAAGACCCTGAATTCATAGAAGCAATGGTTAAACTCCGCAAAGATGACATTATTGAATATAGAACAAGATTTCTGCAATTTAAACGACAATATGATGCAGAGATTGCTCGTTTGCAATCCGGCTTACCTCACTGCCCACATTGCAATAGCACAGACTTATCTAAAATATCAAATCTTTCAAAAGCAGGGAAGATAGGCTTGTTCGGTATCTTCGGAGCAGGGGACTTGGGTAAGACTTATAAGTGTAATAAATGTGGATGTAAGTTTTAAGCATTAAAAAAGACTTATCTCATTTTCGAGGTAAGTCTTTGCTTATGTTATTAGATATTATTCAATCCAAGTTTTGTAAAAATTTCTTCATAGTAAAAATAGCATTTTCAATTTCCCTATCTTCTTGATACAAATAATCGTTCATATAAGTTATTTTTACAGTATGTATTGCGTGTATTGCCTGTCTTTTTCTTATACGTTTTTTATCACCTATATTACGCACACTAAATCCACTATGTGAGACACGCTTTGAATTTTGTGCTTGTAACTTATGATGTTTTTGGTTTATAGAATATTCTTTAGCTGGTTTAACGTTAGCCATAAAATCACCTCAATTTATTATATCATAATTATTTAAATACTACAAGTTAAAATCTTGTAATGGACTGTGCTTTGTCATTTCACAAATTTTTGGAGGACATCCTTTGTCAACATCTGTAGAAATCATTGTAAAACTTTTAAATAATCTATTATAAAAACTTTTTAAATCATAATAAACAATTGTTGGTTCGTTCGAGTACTCATCAAAAATCATAGTTAGTGGAACATATCTGTTGGTGTCCAAAAAACGATAATATGCTCGTTGTGTTGATTTCAATCTATCCAATCTAACAAGGACTAAATGTACTTTATACTTACACTTACGTAATAATTCTACAAAATTTATTACCTTTTCAAGTTTATCTCCTATCTTAGGAATAATGATGTTCGCCCCTTGCTTAATAGCCCATTCAAATAAATTTTTCCCTTCATATGCTCGATTCCCAAAAATTACAGCAGAAGATTCTTCGTGAGTCAAAGCAGCTCCATTTTGTGAATCATACTCAGGAAATTTTCGCTTTGCAAAATCAGCATCTAATATTAAAGAATGAGTATGATTAGCTAATTTTGTAGCAATTCCTGATTTTCCACTGGCTGGTAACCCTATAATATAATATGCAGTTTTATTAAATTTTAATCCACTATTAGGACAAGCTCCCCCATTACCTAATTTTATTTCATCATCATTTTCCAATAAAGGCAGAGTAGTAAGTTCTTTGAAAATTTGTTCATATAAATCTTTCCTCTTCTTTTCATCTGCATACAAGGGATCTCTATAATTATCGTGTAATAAGGTTGATTTTTTCTGCATTGTAGATAAACATAATTCGATATTTACAACATCATTTAGATGTTCTCTGTCAGATACACCATCAAGAACTCCTAATACATCATTTAGAAAATGTGAAGCTTGTATTTTATCATCGATTTTACGTATATAATTCTGCATCTTTATCCCTCCAAACATTCACAGAATGTTAATATATTTACATTATAACATAAATTGTATCATAATGCAATATTAAAATTGGCAGAAGATCTTAAAATTTAATAATAAACGACAAAATACAAGTAATATTTTTATTTAAAAATATTTAATCCTATTGTTTCTTAATTACATACTCTCCACAAAATCATTAACAACATCACCCAAATGAATAGGGGAGAGTTGATATTTATTTATATCATTGACAAATTTTCTAACTTTATCTTTGTCGACTGATATATCATCTATCTGCAAATCCCCATATTTAACGCCGTAGACAGATATATCATTCTTCTTTTGTTCTATTAATTCGTACATTGTATTCATCCTCTTTTTCATAATAATTTTTCTCCACAATTATATAACATATGTTATTATATAGCAATACATCACAATTATTTGTAAATAAGTTGTAAAATTGTTATTGCAATTTTGTTACATACAAAAAGAACGCATCCGTAGACACGCTCAAACAAGAATATATTGACAGTTAATGTTGAATTTGATATAATAATGTTGTGGAAATCATGCCGTCATACAGTTGAGTTTTCTCCATCTTTGTAGACGGTATGACGGTTTATGACGGTTGCCTTTCATCTCGCCTGAGCGGAATGGAGGCTATGTATAAGCTCTTGACGAGAAATTTTCTTTGAAGGAGGCTGATACATATTACTTTAGTAAATATAGCTGCTATTTGTGGTATTTTAAGTTTGATTTATCAAATTATAAAAGACATAATAGCGATTATAAAGAAAAAGTGAGCCGTCTGCTGCAACAGATTGGCTCACTATAATTGAGATTAAATAATCTCAAATAAGTGTAAACATTATCAGTTGTGGCAACCGTCTTTGGTTTCCACATTTTTTTTATTTCTATAAATATTATATCACATTTAAGTGAAAAGTCAATATATTTAATTTAATTATTATAATCATACTAATATTTTCGGAAGCTATTAATATAATTACACACAACTTGGTTTCCCAAGGTTCGGACTGTATTTCACAGCAAAAATACAATTATGTCTGTATCTTTGCCAAACCTTGTCAGTCTCTGGGGGTTAAGACAATGAGTTGTGACCTCACATAATATTCAATTAAGAACTTAGTCTTTCCCTGCTTTCGGCATAATACCTACCTATCGACTACCCATTCCTTTATTATAAAAGCATAAAATGTTACTTAGACTCTCATCATATAACATACTATATAGGTTTCTTTCCGACTTTCGTCACCGTTCCATCTGTTGTTTCCAACTCTGTTTTGGATTGTATATAGTCTTTAGGGTTCTCAGCATATTCGGTTTTTTATATTTATCATATAAGGTATCTGTCATTATTTTAAGTGGCTAACACTCCCGTCCGTTAATTATGTGACATTATACATAATCTTAGAGGGGTGGGCACAGTACATTACCACTGAAACTGTACGTTTACCAATACCCATTTTATTCATCACAAAGCCAGATGCAATTCCCAAGTCTCCAAGCAATCCACCACTTGGTAATATTCCCCCAAGAGATGTGATGTTTTGAATTACACCTAAAATTCCAGTAAGTGTTTGTGATAATCCTGTTAAAAGAGAAATCGTTCCCTTTAATGAATTTTGAGATAAAGTATCTTGGGCAAAACTTACCCAAGTTTGTGATAGCTTATTTAGTTTAAATTCAATACTATCAGCCGCTATGCTCATTTCGTTATCAGCACTTCCAGCACTGTCTTCCATTGTTTTAACGGCTTTTTCAACCTGATCCCAGTTTTGAAGAATAGCAGCACCTGTATTTGCTCTGGTTTTAGCAAATAATTTTTCGAGCAATTTTGCCTTATTTTTATCAGTGATGTCGTCCCAAACTCCTGCTATATCTTTTAAAATATCATAAATACTACGGTATGTATTTTCATCTTTCATGATACTAACTTTACCGTTAGTTAGCTCATATACGTCACCTTTGACATTTGATAATTCGTCAAGGGCTTCACCTTCTTCATCCATACCTCTAATACGCATTGAGAAGGTTTTCATTGCCGAACCAACACTTTCAGCATTTTGTACGATTTCTTGACCGCCTGTAAAAATAGCAATAGTATCTTCCAAACTTGCACCGGTTGAAGCCATTGCTGAAGCCGAACGTTCCAGACCGTCAATAATTTCGTCATTACTTGTAGCAAATGCATTACCAACAGAATTAATCTTTGACATAATTCCGTCTTTAACATCATCTACTTGAACGTCAAAGGCTTTCATCGTAGATACTAATCCTGTTGTGGCTTTATCTATATCCATTCCAGGAGAGATAGTAGCAAATTGTGAACTTAGTTTTGCCATTTCTGTAGCACTGTTCTTGTCTGAATAACCTAGTCTACTCCATGAACTTGCTTGATCAATAATCTGTTTAGTTGTAACGCCGTACTCTTTTGCTGCCTCATTAGCATCAGAATAGAAATCTTTCAAATCTGTCGAAGACATTGTTGTAGTCTTACGAAGGTCAACAAGGGCAGTATCAAGTTCCTTTACAATATTGACACCTTTTTGAATCATTTCGATTATCTTATAAGGATTTATGTAATTAGCCGTCCAATATGTAATTAACTCTTTAGACTTTTTAGAAAGTGCGTCCATAATTTTTGGAACGCCAACTAAAGAAGTTTGAACTTTCTTGGTATTATCAGCCATGCTAATCATACCGTCATGCCAAGTATATTGAAGGTCTCTAATTTCACCCTTTGCATTACGGATTTTAATAATAGTAGTTGCAAGACCCTTTGAAATGTCGGTTTCCTTGAACTCACCTTGAGAAATTATAGTTCCTTGTTGCTTAGCATTATTTAAGATATAACTATCGGCATTAACTTTACCTCTTATATTGTCTACAAGAGGTGTGCCGGTATTCGCTATTTTCTTATACTCGTTATATAGGCTCTGAACATTTTGAAGTTCTTTTTTTGTTATTTCTTCACCTTGTTGTTGCTTACCAATCAACTTTGTGACAGCCTCGTTAGCCCTCACGTAATATTGCTCAAGAAAACCTTGTTGATTACCGTTTTGAAGCTCTCCATGTATCTTATTTACAGAGTCATAGTTTGCTCTAAGGGTGTCTGCTTGTGATATTCCCTCGTTTGAACCGTTTACTTTTGCATCTTCTATCTTTTGTTGAACATCTTGAACAACATCGCCATATTGCTTATATTTTTTTATTAATTCATTTAATTTATTTTCTTGGTCTTGAAGATAATCATTAAATGAGTTGTCTCCTTTATCCTTGAATATGCTACCTTCGAGGTTTTTAAGCTTTGATACTTCTGCTTGTTGCTTTGTTATTTTATCTAAAATATCATCTGCACTAGCAACTCTTATATTTTTCCTACCCTTCACTTTAACAGGTTTGACAACATTTCTAAAGTCATCATCTAAGTCATTTGGGTGTGCAGAATAATTTGTTTTGTAATTATCAACCAATTGCTTGTATTGTTGTTCTTCTGAACTTAACTTGGATTGTAAATCATTTAAAGTATCAGTATCGTTAGTTGAAGCTATCTTAACGCGATAATCATAAATCGTTTTTAGTGACTTCTCAATGTCTTTTAAAATATCTTCCTTATTAGATAGTTGGGAAGTGTTAGAATTGCCATTAAGAACATTGTTAAGATTATTCGCTTGTTTACCTTGTATGTTCTTCAAAGAAACATTAGTAAGACTTCCATCTGCCTTAACTGTACCGCTTAATTTTTGCCATTCATTTTTAGCATTTTTTACATTGGCGGTGAATTTAACCATACCGTTTGAGGCACGAGAAATTTCAGCGTCCAAAACCCCTATGTATTTGCTATTATTACTTAAAGCATCAACATTATCCTTTAACCATTGCTCCGAATTGTTATCATAAACATCTTCATCAATAAAGTTTTTATTATTATTTACTGTATTACGTGCATTTGTTAATTGACTTTGGCTTGTTTTAAGCAAAGTAGTTAAATCTTTAAGAGCTTCGCCTTGTTGAGCTAAAATTGTTAGATTATCTAAGAAAGCAAAACCACCATCATTAATCTTATTAAAGCTCTTTACTATACCGTCGAGACCAGTTTTAAGATTTTTAAACTTGTCCAATGCCTTGTCGGTAATGCCTAAATTCTTTAATTCTTTAAGCTTAGATAATTCTTGAACCTTACTTAACCAATCATTATCTAAAATTTTCTTTAAAGCTTCTAGTTGAGTTATAAGTTTAGAGGTGACTTCTTTAGGTGCTTCTATTTTAATAGAAATAGTAGAATTTTCTTTGATTTCTTTTAAAGTTTGATTAAGTGTTTCTGCATTGGATTGAGTTGTCTTTAAATCATTTTGAAGTTTTTCTGGATTATTGTTTGAAGAATTTTCTGTTGCAGTTGTTTTGGGTTGAGATGAAACATTACCTATATTAATATTTTGTAATTCTGTCGCCGAGGCTTTGATTTTTTCTATATGTTCTTGAATGGTTACCAATGTACCAATTAAAACATCTAATGAATTAATCTCCCTCTGAACAGTACCAGTAACAACTTGTTCTTCTTCTTTAAATGCCTGTGTCTTTTTATCTACTTCCGAAGTGACTTGAGTGATTGCGGTTTTTAAGCCTTCAAAAGAAGTTACTTCAGACGAAACATCAGAACTTTCATT